TCCATTGAATGAGACGAACGTTGATGACCCGAACATATCGATGAGTCCTAACAATCTCCAATGCTTGTGCAAAGCTTGCCACGATGCCATTCGCCAAGGCAATCAGCCAGTGACGAAAGGCCGATGCAAATTCGATGAGTTTGGGAGAGTAATCGCTATCAAAGACCCCCCCACCCCTAAATGAGAAAACATCGATGGTTACTCACCGGGTGGGGAGCGATGAAATATATATTCCCCAAAATTCGGAATTTCGGGGAATACGGGGAAAATTAAGGGAAAAGGAGGCATAGCCTAAGTAATGTCAAGCAAAAGGATGCAAACCAGACCTGTTGGCCGTCCAAAGAAGATGGATGGGTCTTTTTCGTCTAAAAAGCATTACACCAAGGCTGAGAAAGCCGAGCATCTTGAGCGCATCAAAGCGATGGCCGCTCTTGGTGGCTTGGATGAATTGGAATGCCCCGAAGACCTTGATGAGGATTCTAAGAAGGTTTTTGTCCAAACGGTGGCGATCTACAAAAAGGCGAACCTAAAAATACTCAACGATTTGGATGTGAATGCCCTGGCTATGTATTCTGATGCCATTGCCGACTACAACAAATTCCGCAAAATAAATTCCCTCTACAAAGCGACCATCGATAGGGCGATGAAAGACACGAGAACCGACCCCTTGAAAAAAATCGAAATCATGGATGAGGCGGTCCACATGATGGCCGAAGCCGAGAATGCCAAGATGAAGGCATTTAAGATTTTCAAGGAACTGAACATCCAACTCGGGCTTTCCCCGGTTGGTCGCGCTCAGATGAAAATCAAGGAAGACGAATCGAAACCGAAGGTTGCCCCCGGCGCAAGCTTTTTGTTTAACCGAGCCAAGAAAGACGGGACCGCATGATGATGGAATCAGCGACTGCCCAAATGATCCGTTCGATAGAGACGCACGAGCGCCCTTATCCTATTTGGATTGAACTTTGGTATCTCGACCATATCAAGCCAATTCTGGAGGACAAAGATCCGCGCTGGTACTTCGATGAGCATGGTGCGGATGATTTCTTTAACTTCATTGAATCGTTTTGCCGAAATCCTTCCGGCGTCGAATGGAAAGGTAAGCCAATCGAGCTTCTTCCTTTTCAAAAGTCGAAATACGAGATGCTTTATGGCATCAAAGACAGGGAAACCGAGCAACTTCGCTTCTCCGAGTGCTTCGATGAGCGCCCTAGAAAGAACGGGAAGACAACCGAAGTGGCTCCTTGGTGCTTATACGAGACCACGAGAAGCGGTGCTGAGGTTTATGCCGCATCGGGAACCCAAGACCTCGCGATGAAGGTTTGGAACGAAGCCAAACAAATGATCGATGATTCAGAACTATGCGGTGATGGTGGTTTGGCATCGATGCTGGGCTATCGCACTTTCCCTCACCCGGAGATTTATACCCTTCCTGAATTCGGGCTTAATAGCCATTTCTACGCTTTGAGCCACGATAACAACACCAACAAAGGAAAGAATGAATCAAAGAACGTCAGCTCTTATTGTTTGGATGAGGTTCACCTTCTCGACTTAGAGACCTATACGCAACTGCACGATGGAACTTCGGCAAATCCTAATGCCATTGGCAATATGATCGGTTCTAATGGTAAGACTCGCCTTGGCTTCTTTGACCAAACGAGGGATACCTCCAAGAAGATCATTGTTTTTCGTTCGAAGCAAACATCGCTTCTACCCTTGCTTTGGGAAGCTAATTACGATGACCTAAACCTCATTCCTGAAGAGCGGAGACCTAAGCAAGATGATCTCAATGCCGTTGAGACATGGATTCGCGCAAATCCTGCCTATGGTGTCATCAAGACCAAGAAGTATATGGAAGACACTTTCTTGGCCGCCCAAGAAAACCCGATGAAGATGATCGACTTCCTTAATAAGGACCTCGATGTTACGGGAACAACGCAAAAGGCTTGGCTACCCGCCAAATACTGCATCAACCACGAAGTTTATTCGAAAGAGGCTTTGGCCGCTTTCGACCGTTCTCCTGTTATCGGAGGATTCGACCTTGCTGCTTCGAACGATATGCAAGCAGCCGGGACTTTGATTGTTGATCGAAAGGCCAAGAAACTTATCTTCACGGTGAAGCATTTTGCCACCAAGTCTTTCATCGAAAGTTCAATGGCCTTGAACACCGATATGCCTTGGGATGCCTGGAAGCAACAGGGCTTAGTCAAGGTTTCGGGAGTCGATTTAATTAATGACGATGACACCTATGCTTATTTCGCCGAAGCCTTTGCGGAGCATCGTTATGAATATAAGAAGATCAAATACGATCCTTGGGGAGCGAAACAGATTGTCGGACGTCTTAACGATGCTGGCTGGAAGGAAGGCTCGACTCTTTCTGAAGCGAGACAGGGATTCAAAACTTTATCTCCGGCTATCAAATTCCTTTTTGCCGCCCTTAAGCATCACATCATCGTCTTCCAAGATAACCCATTACTTGAATGGGAATTGACCAATGCTGAGTTAATCGAGGATAAGAACGGGAACTGGATGCTAGACAAATCCGGTGGAAACAAAGCCTTGAAGATTGATGGACTTGCGGTTCTTGTCGATTGCTTGGTCGAACTAGTCGAGAACATGAACTACTGGATGCCAGGAGGCTTTGGAATATGAGCTTGTTCAGTTTCCTATTCAAGAAAAAAGGCGGAAATAGCAGTGCCAAGAGCGCCGCTTTTGGAGCGACGCCGATTTGGTCACCATTCTTCTCTCAGGATTCGACCCCTGAGTTGAACATCACTTTCATGAACTGCGTCCGGACCAATGCGACTAACTTCGGAAAGATCATGCCGAAATGCTTTGTCAAAGACCAAGAAGTTTCAGGGAAGGCTTACTTGAACCGCATTCTTCAATACAAGCCAAATCCAAGAATAAACGGCCCTAAATTTTGGAGGGCGGTCGGACGATCTTATTTCTACAACAATTTGGCAATCATATTTCCCGAATGGGATTTCACAAAACCAAACGAGCCGTTGAAAGCCCTTTGGCCAATCGATCTCAAAGGCAATGCGGTCCAATTCGTCATAACCAAAGACGGAAGCATCGCTGTCCATTTCTATCTCAATGGGGCGGACATCTATGAATGGCTTGATGATCTCATCGTTCTGGAGCGCGATGTCGATGTTACTGGTGACTTCAATGGATTATCTCCTGACCTCGACCAGTCTTTGGCGGTACTAAAGACGTTTGGAGAAGGAGCGATCAATGCTATTTTGTCGGCGTTCTTCGTCCAGTACATTTGCTCAATATCCACAAACGTTGACCGCGAAGTTCTCAAAGCTCGCCAAAAAGATATGGATGCACTTTGGTTCGATGGGAAAAGCCGAGTCATCTTCGTTAACGGAGGTGACAAACTGGAGCGAATCGAGCCTAAAGCAAGCGTTCCGATGTCGGACACCATTGAGACTTTCAAAAAGGATGTTTATCAATACGAAGGAACGAACGAGAAGATCGTCAACCGTGCCTATGACGAAGACGATTGGCAAGCCTACTTCGAGGGGACGATGGAGCCACTTTGCCAAGAGGTGAGCGCCGAACTTACGAACAAGCTTCTAAGCGAATACGAATTCTTCAAAGGAAACAAAATCGAGGTAATCACCGATCCGCTTCAAACCGCATCGCTGGCCCGAAGAGCGCAGTTCGCCCAGATCTTGGGCAACCAGGCGGTTGTCATCCCGAACGAACTTCGTAGGTTGCTCTACCTGCCTCCGATCCCCGATGGTGACAAGCCTCAGACGAACCTCAATTACGTCCATTCGGATAAGCAGGACCAATATCAGGATGTCTCGGGCGATGATTCTTCTAGCGATGAAAAACCCGACAATAAATCGGGTTCTAATAAAAAGAAGGAGGGCAGTAAAGATGCCTGAAATTAAAAAGTTTATCGAGGCGGCCCAATCGCTGCCCGAATACCTCCGCAAAGAGGTGTTAGACCGCTATTGCCACGCAGGTGTGGTCCTCAAGAGGGATGAGAAGACTCCCGATGATGATGAATTCGCCTATTTGGAAGGAAAGGCTGTTACATTCAACGACCCGACCATTCTATTCAAAGATGGTGACACCGAGTATAAGGAGCAGATCGATTCCAACTCCTTCACCGGAGCCGATGTCAGCGATGTCGTTCTGAAGTACAACCACGAGAGCGCATTTATGGCCGCTGCTCGCACCAAGAACCAAACCCTATTCTTGGAAGTCCGCCAAGACGGAGTTTATATCAGGGCAAAGTGCAATAAGAAGAACCGAAACGCTATGGATTTCTACGAGCAGGTTCGTGAGGGTCTTTTGGACAAAATGTCCTTCGCCTTCACCATTAAGGAAGACTCTTTCAACGAGGAGACTCATACATTCACGGTCCGTCAGATCGACAAGGTCTACGATGTGGCCGGAGTGGATTTCCCCGCTTATGAGAATACGAGTTTGGTCGTGGCACGCAGGGCTTTGGATGTGGAGACGTTCAAGGCGCAGGTGGAGGCCAGGAAGCTTGAAGCGACCAAAAAGAAGATTCTCATCGCGAGAGCAAGCGTGAGAGGGTTGCTCAATTAAGAGTTCATTGGAGGAAAAATTAAAATGAACCGTTTACAAGAAATCGAGAAGCGCCTTGCTGAAATCAAAGGCCTCATCGAAAAAGAAGAAGATACTGCCAAGCTCGATGCTTTGCAGGCCGAAGTCCGTTCCCTTCTGGAAGAGAAAGGCAAAATCGAAGGAGCCGCCATTGGCGAGGCTCGTGCCGCCGCTCGTGCCGCTTTCAATGCTGCCGCTCCCGGTGAGGTGAAAGACCCGACTCAAAAATCCGAAGTCGAAAAACGCGCCGAGAGCTTTATCAGCACGAAGCACGAAGTCATCGATGTCCGCGATGCTATGGGCGCTCTCAACAAACGGGCGTTGCTCCTTTCGAGTGGAGCTATTGCTACCCCGACCACGGTTGATGGTGTCCGCGACAACTTCGATAAGGTTCCGGCTATCATCAACGATGTCCGCGTCGTTAACAAGAAAGGCTCTGGCGAATACAAAGTAGCTTACACGAAGACCAATCTCTCCGCTTCCAAGGCAACTGAAGGAGCTGGCGCCACTGCGAGTGAGTACGGAACTGGATACGTTGACATCAAGCCGTATGCCATCGAGGTTTACACCGAAGTCAGTCGGAAGATTCCTTCCGAGACTCCTCTCGATTATGAGGCTCGTGTCCGGGATTCGGCTCTTCTCGCCCTCCGCAAGAAGGTCTGCTCTTTGATCGCTCTTGGCGACGGTTCCGAATTCCTCGGCATCGCGAATTCGGTCGATAAAGATGGGAATGCGATGGTTCAGGCCATTACCCTTTCCACCGACATCGATGCCTCGACCCTTCGCAAGATCGTCCTTCAGTACGCTGGAGATGATCAGCTCGATGGCGATGCCACCCTTTACCTCTCGAAGGCTACCCTTCAGAAGTTCGGCGATGTCCGTGGCACGAGCGAGAAGAAAGCCGTTTACGACATCTCGTTCACCAACGGAACCACCGAGGGCATCATCAAGGAAGGCGGTACTGCCGCTCGTTTCGTCATCATCAAGGACCTCGCCGACAAACTCGACTATGGCAACCCGATGAACTACGAACTCGCCTTGTTCAGCGACTACCAAATCGAAATCGACACGTCCTACAAATTCAAAGAAGGTCTCGATGCCATCAAAGGCAGCGTTACCGTTGGCGGTGCGGTCACCACGCAGAATGGCTTCTCCGTGATCAGCCAAAAAGCCGCCTAATCAACTAAAAGAATCGAGGAAGTCTTATGGCACAAGTAGTTACTAGTGAAGAGGTGAGGTTGGCCCTCCATTTAGATCCGGGTTACCCGGATACTTTGCTTAGCTCTTATGCGGATGAGGCTTCCTCCTTCCTCGAGTTGAGGACCGGAAGAGACTGGAGCAACGACAAGCCAATTAATACGATGGCGAAGAACTGCGCCTTTTGCTACATCAAAATGCAGCACGCGGAAGACTCAGGCTCTTCTTATAAGCAAGATTACGATTACTCGTTTGGCATCAATTCGATGCTCAATGACCTAAAAGACTTGATCAGCCTGGGGAAAGTCAAATGAGCAACTATCAGAAAACAAACATCATCAAAATTTACCGAGCAAAATCGGTTAACTGGCGGAATGAGGATTCCAGTGGCACTTATTTTGAGAAGAATTATCTATTCCCGAAAGGAATGTTTCTTTGGGGTTATGTTCGCCAGATAGTAGCTGATTCGACATTTCAATCCGATGTTGTTTTCCCAAGCGATCGGTTCCTTGTTGTCGTTAATAGGAGAACAGATGGAATCGATTACAAAATCGGAGATTACATTGAATGGAAAGACAAGACTCTAAAAGTGATTGCGGTTGACCTTTACGAGGACAAAGGGGACATCAAGCTTACTTGTCAGTTGGTGGTTAGCGATTCTTCCATAAGCAGCCGGGTCACTTATGTGAACGGAGGCAAAAAAAGATGAACTCAATCAAAGCCATGATGTCACTCTACGAAGAAATTCCAAAAGTTCTCGAAAAGTCGGGGATTATGGACGGAGATACTATCAGTTCCGAACAAGTGAATTCGTTAGCGAAATCGAAAGTGTTGTTCTGGCACGATAAAAACGAGAGAGGAACCGACAAAGATACCTTCATCGTTTGGTCCGTTAAGCAATTAACGCCCGAGACGAATTCCGATGACGATGTCTCCGGAAGAAAGGCTCTTGTCTATGTCGATGTTTGGACAAAGAAGAGGGCTACCGATCCGCTGATTGAGAAACTTCTGATGAAAATATCGGAGGAGTTTGAAACCTTCGGTTATCAAATCGAGGCTAACTCTCAGTCGTTCGATTACCAAAGCGATAGGACTTCGATCTCATTCGAAGCCGAAAAAATTATTTAAGGAGGCCATGTATGGCTTGCAAAAGATTAAGAA